ACTCCACCTGCACCGTGGACCGTAATCAGAGCAGTTTAACTGCGGGTCAGACTTACTATGTCCAATCTGATGGCTCACTAGGCACAACGGCGGCTGATCCGTCTGTCGTGGCTGGCACTGCTATCTCATCTACTGAAATCATCGTGAAAGGTTAAACTGATGAAGACCATCGTTGAAACATCAAGCGGCTTGAGCAAGTACCTGCTTGCTGATGACGTGACTATTACTGCCACGGCAGAAAACATCACAGTGGGTGATCCTGCTCAGTTCATTATTGGTGACTTGAACAGCACCACAGTGACCGTCACTGACAACGTGACCAACGCCCCTGCGGATTGGTCTGGCAATAAGTATTTCTTTGACGGCACTACATGGACGTTGAACCCTGACTGGGTAGACCCAACTCTCGACGAGGAATAATTATATGCGTATCATTGGAAACGATCCAAGCACTCCAAGACAAGCACAGATTGTCGCCAGTGGTACGCTGTCCACGGGGGATGCTGTTGTTGTGAACAGCGACGGGACTGTTAGTGTTGTTGCAGAAGATAGCGCAACACAAAATCTAAGCTCTCAGCAAGATTTTTCAGCAAATCGAGTAAGAGACCCTATTGGCGTGTCTTATGATACTAACTCCCAGAAGGTAGTTATTGCTTATAAGCTCAATAGCGACAATTACGGTTATGCAATAGTAGGAACTGTGTCTGGAACGTCTATTAGCTTTGGAACTCCTGTCGTTTTTAATTCGGCGGATAGTCAACGTATCAATATTACTTATGACGCTAATGCCCAAAGGCACGTTATAATATATAGCAATGGAGGAAACTCCGTTCGTGGGACAGCGATAGTAGGCACTGTGTCGGGGACATCTATTAGCTTTGGAACGCCTGTCGTTTTTGATTCTGCGGGTTATTCTGACTGGTATTCTTCGACTTATGATTCAAATGCTCAAAAAGTAGTAATTGTTTATAGAGATGCAGGAGGTACAGACAGAGGTTATGCTTATGTTGGAACTGTCAGTGGTACATCTATTAGTTTTGGCTCTGTAGGCACATACACTACTAATAGCACTCTATATATGTCAGCTACGTTTGACAGCAATTCAAACAAGGTAGTGGTTGCCTATAATGACAATGGTAACTCTCAAAAAGGCACAGCTGTAGTAGGAACTGTAAGCGGAACAAGTATAAGTTTTGGAACGCCTGTTGTTTTTGAAGAAGGGCTGACCGTAGATATAGCCGCTACTTTTGACTCTACTCTAAATAAAATTGTTATTGCATATAAAGATGAGGGCAATTCAAACCGTGGCACTGCTATTGTAGGAACTGTGAGCGGCACTGCAATTAGCTTTGGAAGCTCGTCTGTCTTTGCAACTGGGAACACAACAGAGGTTAATATTGGGTACGATCCAGTAGGGCAGAAAGCAATTATAACGTACACAAATGACACACTGTCGAACATTGGTGTTCTTGTGCCAACAACTATAAATGGAACGTCTTTAACCTTTGAGACGGATGTGACCTTTGACTCAGGCGAAGTTGGTGGAAGTGGTATTGCTTTTGATTCAACTACAAACCAGAGTGTTATTGCTTATGTGAAACAGGATACTAGCAAAGGTGCAACTAAGCTGTTCAGAAACGCTTACAGTTTAACCAACCTCACCGCTAACAACTACATCGGCACAGCCGCCAGTGGCGCAGCAGACACGCAACGTGCAAAGATCAACCTCAAGGGCGCTGTGGACGAGAACCAATCTGGCCTGACCGCAGGTCAAAGCTACTACGTCCAGACAGACGGAACACTAGGCACCACGCCAGCAGACCCAAGCGTATTCGCAGGGACAGCCGTGGCTGCTACCAAACTTATCGTGAAGGGATAACACATGGCGCTCGACACCATCTCAAAGCAAGAGGGCGGTAAGCTCAAGGCCGTTGCATCTGGGACACTTCCGAGCGGTGTTCCTGTTGTTGTTAATGCAGATGGGACTGTTAGTGTTGCGGGACTGGTGGATGCCTCAAACTCTGCGTCTTCCCCCACAGTCTTCAACGCTGCTGAAACTAATTTTATTTCTTCCACATTTGACAGCAGTTCTAACAAAATTGTTATTGTCTATGATGACAATCAGGTGGATGGCAAAGCTATCGTTGGTACTGTAAGTGGCACATCAATTAGCTTTGGCTCAGAGGTTGTTCTTAATAGCGCGGTTACGTCATATCTAGGAATAACCTTTGATAGCAGCAATGGAAAAGTTGTTGTGGCGTATCGAAACAGTGGTAATTCTGGGTACGGAACGGCTGTAGTTGGAACTGTCTCCGGCACTTCTATAAGTTTTGGAACCCCTGTTGTTTATGAAAGCTCTGATACTTACTTTTCAACAGCTACTTTCGACAGTAATTCAAATAAAGTGGTTATAGCTTTTGGCCCCGGTACTACTATAGGCAAAGCTATTGTTGGCACTGTAAGCGGGACATCTATTAGCTTTGGCTCTGTTGTTACGTTTAATAGTGGAGAAATAGGCCAACCTTCAATAGTTTTTGACAGTTCTAATAATAAGATTGTCATAGCTTACAGGGATGGCGGCGACTCCAACCTTGGCAAAGCTATTGTTGGAACGGTGAGTGGCACATCTATTAGCTTTGGTTCCGCTGTTACGTTTAACAATGCTAACTCTAGGAAAATGTCAGCCTGTTTTGATAGCAATTCAAATAAGATTGTCATAGCTTACAGGGATGCTGGTAACAGCAGTTACGGAACTGCTATTGTAGGGACGGTGAGCGGAACTTCTATAAGTTTTGGCTCTGAGGTTGTATTCAAGACCTCATATTGTAACGATAATTCATGCGTGTTTAACAGTGCTGTCAATAAAGTTGTTATTTCCTACTATGACAATACTTCTGGTGACGGAGAGGTAATTGTCGGAACAGTTAGTGGTACGTCTATTAGCTTCACCACAGCACTTGTGTATGATCCCGATCACCCCGGCTACATTGCGTCTGTGTATGATCCTTCGGCAGATAGAGTTGTTATACCATATAAAAATAATGCAAATTCGGGTTATGGCGAATATGTGGTGTTTCAGACTGAAGGTTCTTCCACCAACCTCACCTCCGAGAACTACATCGGTATGTCTGGTGGGGCGGTGACTGGTTCCGTTTCTGCTGTCGGCACACCCGCTGTCTCCTCTGCTGTTCAGTCATCTTACTTTGGATCAACCTTTGACAGTAATTCTAACAAGGTAGTTGTTACCTATTGGGATCAGACAAACTCAAAAGGTATGGCGGTTGTTGGGACTGTATCGGGAACGTCAATATCATTCGGAACTCCTGTTGAATACAGTTCACAGTCTGCGTTCACTTATTCGCAAGCCGTTGTTTTTGACAGTAACTCCAACAAAGTTGTTATAGCTTATGTGGACTCTGGCGGTAGTAGCTACGGCACTGCAATAGTTGGCACAGTATCAGGTACGTCAATTAGCTTTGGAACGGCGGTAGTGTTTGAGTCTGCATCGACTGCTTATCCGCAAGCTACATTTGATAATGTAAATAACAAGGTTATTATTGCATACGAAGATGGCGGCGATAGTGATAAAGGCAAGGCCGTGGTTGGCACAGTCAGCGGGACATCAATTAGCTTTGGTTCAACTGCAACTTTTAATGCAGGATTAACCGCTTACCCAGCTATTGCATATGATACAAATGCTCAGAAAGTAGTCGTTGCGTACAGGGATAGGAGTGGCTCTGACCACGGTAAAGCCGTTGTTGGAACTGTTAGTGGAACATCAATTAGCTTTGGTTCAGCTACTACTTTTAATGCGGCAAATACTAATTACAATATAGTGGTTTACGATGAAGGCGCTCAAAAAGTTGTCGTATATTTTCAAAGTTCCGACAGTAACATGGAGGCTGTAGTCGGGACTGTCAGTGGTACTTCAATTAGTTTTGGTACAGCGGCAGAATTTAGTGCTAGTCTCTCGACTAATATGTCAGCAACCTATGATGCAAATGCAGCAAAAACAGTTGTTTTCTATCGTGACGCTTCAAACTCAAGTTACGGAACCTACAATGTGGGTACGATTGATGGGACATCTATCAGCTTCTCTGACCCCGTTGTTTTTGAAGCGGCTGACAGTAGGTTTACTACTGGAACTTACGACTCTAACAGTCAAAAAGTAGTTGTATCTTACGAGGATGTTGGCAATAGCCAATACGCAACCAGTACGGTCATTAATGTAGGAAACATAACCCGTGCCGAAGTAGCTAACGGCGATGCAGCAACCGTGGACATCGTAGGCACTGTCTCCACAAACCAAGTGGGCCTCACCGCTGGTCAGCAATACTACGTCCAGACGGATGGCACGATAGGTACAACACCTGCTGATCCAAGTGTATTGGCGGGGACCGCCGTTTCTGCTACAAAGATGGTAGTCAAATCATAAGGTAGCGTCATGCCGTTAATACCGCTCAACATCCCAGCAGGACAGTATCGCAACGGCACTGAGTATCAGTCTCAGGGCCGTTGGCGCGATGCAAACTTAATCCGTTGGCATGAGGGTGCGTTGCGCCCAGTCGGCGGCTGGCGTCAGCGCGGAAGCGTTGATTTAGATGGCGTAGCTCGCACAATGATTGCGTGGGAAGATAACAGCGGTGGCCGCCGTGTTGCGTTTGGAACGTACAATAAGTTGTACGCCATGACATCTGGCAACGCTGTTAGCGACATCACGCCAGCAGGTTTCACCGCTGGTCGCGTTGATGCAACATCCTTTACCAGCTACGGCGGCGGCGTTTACGGCAGTAGCCTTTACGGCTTGCCCTCAGAAGACATCGGCACTGTTTTCCCGGCGACCACATGGAGCTTGGAAAACTGGGGTGAATACTTGCTGGGCATGACAGCTGATGACGGCAAGATTTATGAGTGGCAGCTTGACGGCGGAACACCAGCCGCAGTTCTATCAAATGCGCCTGTAGATTGTTCCGGCATGATGGTGACTGAAGAGCGCTTTGTGTTTGCGTTTGGTGCGGGCGGCAACCCTCGCAAGATTGCATGGTCTGACCGTGAGGATAACAACAATTGGACACCAGCGGCAACTAACGAGGCTGGTGACATTGAAATCCAAACCAACGGCACAATCCTCAAGGGCTTGCGCACACGAGGGCAGTCATTGATCCTGACGGACCAAGACGCCCACACAGCCACATACAGCGGCCCTCCATTTGTTTATGGCTTTGAGCGTGTAGGTACATCGTGCGGCTTGATTGCGGCCAACGCAGCTGCGTCAATCGACGAGGGCGTAGTGTGGATGGGCCAGCGCTCATTCTTTATCTACGCTGGTGGCTCTGTGCGTGACTTGCCATGTGAGGTTGCGGATTACGTTTTCAGCGACATGAACAACGACCAGCGGTCTAAGGTTCACGCCGTAGTCAACAGCCGCTTCAATGAAATCTGGTGGTTCTACCCAAGCGCAAGCGGAACAGAGTGCGACAGCTACGTTTCATTTGACTACGCAGAAAACATTTGGACTACTGGTACGATTGATCGCACAGCTGGCGTTGATCGTGGCGTATTCCGCCAGCCATTTTGGATTGCTGCCGATGGTGTTTTGTATGAGCAAGAGATTGGCTTTGATTACGGCGGTCAATCTCCATTTGCCGAGACAGGCCCAATTGCGCTTGGTGTAGGCGAAAACGTGATGGCTGTGCGCGGCATGATCCCAGACGAGAATACGCTGGGTGACGTTAATGCCACATTTAAGACACGTTTCTATCCGACAGATACTGAGCGTGATTACGGCCCGTATAACATGGCTAACCCAACAAGCCTGCGGTTTACTGGGCGTCAGATCAGAATGCGCGTCACAGGCAACACTGACTCTGATTGGCGTGTTGGTATCATGCGGCTTGACGCGGTTGCGGGCGGACGCAGATGAGCCGAATACTCCCTCCCATTACGGTCAATATAAACCAGTGGGCCGAGAATATGCGGCGTTACTTAGGCCGGGCTTTGGATCAGCTTGGCTTTA